ATTTTGGTTGACGGGGTTTCTTTTTGGTGCTACAATAGAACAATGATAGAAGTAAAAAGTAAAACAAAAACACAAGAATTTGAAACATTAGCCCTGGCAATGGACTGGGCTAAAGAGCTAGGCGAATTCGTTACTATTCAAGTTAATGGTATGGAATTCGTAGGTAGGTTTGGTGCTGACAGCATTGTCGACGGCAAGTGTCCAGACGGTGTTGACTACACCTGGAAAAAACGTAGAATTTAAAGAAAGGAGAGCACAGTGTCTGAAAATTTTATTGAAGTGTACAATGATGCATTATCAAAAGATCAATGTCAGAGCATTATTGATTATTTTAACTCGATGAAAGAATGTAATTTAGTTTTTCAAAGACACCCGATCATCGAAGGCCCAAAACACGAAAAAGAAGATGAAACTGTGTTTCTGACACATCCTCAAGTATTAACTCTTAATAAAACACATCCAATCTTAGAAAAATTGTCGGCTGTGGTTTTTGAATGTTATAGAGAGTATGTTGCCAAATACTCGGTTCTGCAGACAAACAAGAATCAAGGAATTACATCAATTCGATTACAGCGTACACCGATCGGAGGAGGTTACCACAAATGGCATTTTGAAAATAATGGACTTTCGGAATCTTCGAGGATAGTTGCATTTACTGTATATTTAAATGATATGGAAGACAACGGCGGGGGTGAAACTGAATATCTGTACCAACATTGTAGATGCGAGGCGATAGCAGGAAGAATAGCAATTTGGCCGGCAGGATTTACCCACCCGCATCGAGGAAATCCTCCATTAAAGAATGAAAAATATATCGCTACTGGCTGGATAGAATATTTAGATTAATGAAAGGAGGGCAAGATGCCTAGTGTATTTTTAGTTAGCGACACGCATTTCGGTCATACCGGCGTCTGCCGCTTCACACGTAACGACGGTGTTACAAAGTTAAGGCCGTGGGATAGTCCAGAAGAAATGGACGAAGCTATGGTTAAGGCTTGGAACGAACGAGTCAAGCCCACGGACAAGGTTTATCACCTTGGCGATGTGGTTATAAACCGCAAGGCGCTAAAAATCTTATCTCGTTTAAATGGAGATAAGGTGCTTATCCGTGGCAACCACGACATTTTCCGTGATGACGAATATCGACAACACTTTAGGGAATTGCGGGCCTATCACGTGATGAACGGAATGATCTTGAGTCATATTCCTTTACATCCGGAATCGTTGGGTCGTTTTGGTACTAACATACACGGACATTTACATGCTAATCGTGTTATGTTGCCCGGGTTTGGTGGCAAGATCACCGACATTGTAGATACCCGGTATCACTGTGTTTGTGTGGAACAAACCCCGGACTTTGCTCCAATTCTGTTTGAAGATGTTGTTAAACGTATCGAAGAAGAAGGCGGTAGCATAGGTTTTAAGAACGGCAACGGTCCTATAGCAGATTAGGACGTAGTCCTATTTCAGCGCCTGCCCTACGGCGCTTATAAAAAGGGCAAAATAGCACCTTCGGGTGCTATTTTTTTGACTCTGGGTTCTGATACCAACGGCATAAATACTTGTGCTAGGAAAAATCCAGGAGTAGAAAACTATGCCGTTACAGATTCGCAGAGGCACTGATGCTGAAAGATTAGCCATGACGCAGCCCCTAGCTGCGGGCGAGCTATTATATGTTACAAATACACAAAAAATTTATGTAGGTACCGGCAATGACTTGGGCGGTATCTCTGTTACAGGTTACACCGACGCAGAAGCCAAAGATGCTGCTGCTGCTTCGCTTGCTGCTGGCACACATACTGGAATTAGTTTTTCATACAATACTGTTACGGATGCATTATCTGCCACCGTTGATTTCACAAATATTGCAGGAACAGTAAGAGCTGATGCATTTAAAGGGTCTGTTTTTGCAGATGACGGTTCGACCATAGGTGGTACATTGTTAGTTGATGCTGTCGACGGTGTACTTAGAGGCACGCACATAGGTTCACTAACTGGTAATGTAACTGGTAATGTGACTGGTAATGTGACTGGTAATAGTGCTGGTACACATACTGGAGCGGTTATTGGTAATGTAACAGGCAACGTAACTGGAAATGTTATCACTAGTTTCATAGACAGTTCAGATTCTTCTGCGATTACTGTCGAAGCGCCTACAATATTTAACGCCGATATCACTGCACAAAACGATATTATAGTAAACAACACTACTGTTTCTGATACGATAAACGTCAAGAGTCTTGTTCTAGAAGGCACTGCCAACAACGGATTTAAAGCTGGTATTAGAATTAACACAGACGGTGGCGAATACGATAACTATGATCTGTTCACAGTTGCACAGGCTAAGAATGGTGTTGACGGACCACAGTTTCAATATCTACGCACACGTGGCACACGCCTATCTCCAGCGCCAGTGCAAAACGGCGATCAATTGCTGTCCATGACATGGTATGCCAACGACAGTACCAATACCAGTAGAGCCTGTATGTATATGGGTGTTAGTGTAGCTGGAGCTCCTATTTCAGGACAAGTTCCAAGTCAATTGAATTTCTTAACATTTAATGCTGTCGGAGTTCCAGAGACATTATTGGCAATAAACAATGATCTTATTTTGCAAATAAGCTCAGTTCCACTAGTTGCTGGTGCTTCATCGGGACAGGTAAACACTGGTGCTGTTTCTACCTATCAGAAAATAAAGATAGGCAGCACCTATTACGCAATTCCTCTATACGCTATCAGACCTTGATGCTTTTGCATCGGTTATCATTTTTTGATAATCAGGGTTTGCGTGATGCTCTAGATGGCCGTGATAAATTTCTATTATGATTTTTGGTGCAACTCCATCAAACCACTTGGGGTTGACACCATGAATAATACTAGCTATTCCAGCCCAAACTAATCTTATGCCAGCAGTCAACGCCCATTTAAGATGCTGACAATAAGTGACATTGCTCTGCTTTAGGTGTTCATCAAACATAAGAACTGACCTGACAAGTAACGAACGGAATATTGCTGGCGTTGACACCGTAATGATTTTCTTCACTGTCAAATATCCATACATCTCCTGCTTTCCAATTCGTGATATTTAAATTTTCAAATCCAACGTAGTGTCCAAATACCCAATCTTCTAAAAAGATCAGGTATCTAAAGCATTGTTCTATATCCACAGCATGCTCTTGACGCAGGGTATAAAAGGTATCTCTATGGCTAGGAAGTATTGTATTTGGTAGTATACACATCCATCCAATTGATGCCGTTTTTACATCTAATGCCAGTTGAAAGTCTTGTGCGTTTGATATTTCTTTGTTGAAACTTTGTAATAAGAATCCAGAGTTATAATAAGTTCGATCTAAATGATTAAAATTTTCAGCAACAAACTCTACTTGCCTTGCAAATTTATGATTTACAAGATCTTCTTTCCAAAAATTCTCTATATTTTTTACAAATTTAATCATTCAAATTCCTAAAATACTCTCTTAATAGTTCGTTGTCAATTTTTATGCCTGACATAAAATTCTTCTTAATTAGTACTGCTACTTTAATTATTCCAATTCTGGTGTAGGTATTCTTAAAGAACAATGTGAGCTCGGATATTAATGCATCTTCTGGTCTTTCCCAACATGCCAGATATAAACAATTTTGCAAACTATCAGTTACTAGATATACAGAGTTATATTTAAGGTTTAAGTCGTTTATTACTTTTATATCTAAAATCTCTCCATTAATTTTAACTAGGTCACTTCTTCCCTTGTGTATGTAAATATCACCTTGCTTGGCAAATACATCGTTGGTTACTATGCCAGAGTAGTAAACCGGCATTCCTACTGTTAACAGTCCGGTTTCAGAAAGCTGTATATTATAAAATTCGTCAACTTTTCTAAACTCAGCAGAATCCTGTTTAACATTGCTCGAGTCTATAGTTGATTCAAATACTGGGCCACTGGTTTCGTTTGAACCAAAGATACTGGTAATAGATTTGAATACACTGTGTTCAACAGCATGTTTAGGCTTATGTTGTATATACGATAACGTTTGCACATTCAAACTTGGCCAGGTGATGTTGTTTCTAATACTAGCGTCTATAAATTCATCTACCATAAACGGATAAGGAAATATTATAAATTCTAATTCGTGTCTGATATCCGCAATACTGTCTATAAATTGATCGAAAGACTCTCTTTCATCTAAGTCTCGGAATATGTGTTTGGTAACACTGTCGCTCATGATAGTAGGAAGCAGATAAACTGCCAAACTACTTCCGTGATTTAAATTCCTAGTATGCACACACATACCTGAAAATTTCTTAGAGTTCCTAAAAGAAATTTTAGATAAGAATTCATGAGTATGTTCTACAATTTTAGGCGTGCCGGTGGTTCCGCTACTTGTACATCGCAATAGTATATCAGACGGGTCAGGCATTATATCTTTTATTGTGGTAAACGCATCACTGTCATCTATGACAAAATCAACATCGTCAATTACACTATAAGTTCTTTTTGCATGAGTATCGAAGAATACAAATTTAGAAAATCTTTTAGGTTCGTTATCTAGTTCATGCTTTGAAAAATCATGTAAGAAAATATCAATAGGAGAAAGTATTTTTGTTTTTGGATCTGAATATTCTACATCTTGAAAATCGTCAGTTCTACTGTAGTCTACTACGACTATTTTTAATGAAAGTTCAGCCGAAGCCATACATATAGCTAGATAATCGATATTTAAAATTTGTAGGCCTATTAATATAGACTCGCCTTTATCAGCAAGGAATTTATGTTTTAATATATATTTCCAACTATTGATTTTTTCTACTAGTTCGTGATAGTCAAAAG